GCAACCGCTATCTGATGAGTTCAACTTTGTGCCTGCCTTACCCACCGATAACCCTCATCTTGACCAGAGCTATTACATTATGCTGAACTCCTTACCGGAAGACTTGCGTAGAGCCTGGCTCCTGGGCGACTGGGATGTCTTCAAAGGGCTGGCGTTCAAGAACTTCAGCAAGCAGAAGCATGTGATAGAACCGTTTGATATCCCCGACTACTGGACGCGCATTGTCGGAATTGACTCTGGCTACCGCGCTCCCTTCTGTGCTCTGTTCGGGGCACGCAATCCAGACAACGGAAGAGTCGTTGTCTATAAAGAGATATATGAAACCGAGCTTACGGATAGACAACAAGCTCGTAGAATCCTTGACTTGTCGGATGAGTATGAGCTGAGAGCTACCAGATATGCAGACCCTGCTATGTGGACACGTAGAACCCAGGAATATATCACCAGCTCGGCTGAGGTATTCGGTCAAAACGGCTGCTTTATTCGCAGGGGCGACAACGAACGGTTAGGCGGTAAGCGTAAAGTAGATAGATTACTGAATAACCTTGAGGATGGACAGCCTGGATTGCTTATCTTTGAGACCTGCCCTAACCTTATCAAGCAGCTGAGTCAGCTCGTGTACGACGCCAATCACGATGAGGATGTAAATACTCGCATGGAAGACCACGCTTATGACGCATTGAGATATATGCTTACCACAATCAGGGACTATAAGAAGTCTGCCCCTGCCAGAATACAGAAGTCACCCTTCTTGAGTTTGGATAGGATATGAAATATAACATTATATATGCTGACCCTCCCTGGCTCTATGATAACAGGAAAGATTGTGACCCAAAAATGGGAGGCATTACATATCCGGTTATGGAACTGGAAGAGATTGCGGCATTGCCAGTCCAAAGCATTAGTGCAAATGACTGCTCTTTATTTCTCTGGGCGACTATGCCTAAATTGAAAGAGGCGCTGTACGTGATAGAGAAATGGGGGTTCACTTATACTACTTGCGCTTTCACCTGGGTAAAACTGAATCCATCAGGAGAGGGCATATACTCTGGGCTAGGGTACTGGACTAATGGCAACGCGGAATTATGCTTATTCGCTAAGAGAGGCGCTCCTAAACGCCTAAACAAGAATGTAAAACAAATACAAATTTACCCTAGAGGGCGGCACTCACAGAAACCGCCAGAGATAAGAGGCGAAATTCTGAAGCTCGTTGGCGATTTACCAAGAATAGAATTGTTCGCTAGACAAAAGACCGACGGCTGGGATGCCTGGGGAAACGAAGTATTATCAGATATAGACTTGCTGGAGACAAAATGATAGAACTAAAAGACGCTAAACAACACGGTTCAGAACTAATCCAGACCAGCTGGAGCCTACATAAGATGCAGTCCGAGATGGACGACATGATTAATATGGATTGGAAGGGTAAACCGAGCGACCCAAACCTCAAATTTACCACCTCTCCTGATGCCAGGAACCAGTATCTTGGCGCATTGCGCTTGCTTACAGCGTCTGACCCTATCATTAAGGTGCCTTATGATATGAATGACAGCTCGGCAAAGGACTATGCGGACAGTATCGAGAAGATATGCAAGGCAATCTGGTATCATAGCGGTAGAATCCTGCAGAAACCAATCCATTATGAGCTGGTAGCGTCCCTTTTGCGCTACGGACAGTTCCATTTGAGCATCACAGACACCGATGACCTCTTAGAAATTGCTACAAAGCGCGATTCTGGCGCTTCTAAGGCAAGAAAACAGCGCTATGAGCAGTTTTCCAGGGTCACACCATACATTTTCCAGCCTCTTGACCCAAAATGCGGCAATGCAGAGTTTGACTCCTTCGGTTTGACCGCTTATTACAGGGAACAAGCGATGACCTACGGCGAAATCGCTTCAAAGTTCGGCGAAATCGCCAAGTATAAGGATAAACGCACCACAGATACTGTAGTTTACAAGGATTACTGGAACCTTGACGTGCATTATGCCTGGATTGACGAAGATGATGAGCCTCTTATCGGTTATGAGAACAACGGCAAGCATAATCTCCCCTGTATCCCCATTGTTGTACAGGGCGCAGAGGGCAGTCTGCTCCACGACGAGCCTGAGTATCAGTATCAACCTCTTTTGTACGGTGTCTGGAAGGGCGAACTCTGGGATAGACATAACCTGGAGTTGACCGCTATCTATTCCAACCTGTTTGCCGTAGCCAGCAACGCGATGTTCGTTCACGAGCGCTCTGACCCAGACAGTAAGATTGAAGTCGACTTTGATAACGTAGGCGGCATCATCCACCTGAACCCAGGGGATAAGTTCTCACCATTGCAGAGAGACGTGCTCAATAAGGATATGCTCTACGGCATGGAAGTTGTCGAGCGTATGATTGAGGAAAGCACACTCTATAAGCAGGTCTTTGGTCAATCGCCTAATACTCGTATGGCTTACTCTGCCATCTCTTTGCTCTCACAATCAGGGCAGTTACCACTGATTGCGACACAGCGAGCAGGTGGCTGGGGCATAGGCACAGGTTTTGAAAAGATGTTCCAACTCCTAAGAGATAAACGGAAGAAACGCACTGCCGTCTATGACAGCGATATATTAGACCTTGACCCACAAGAGCTGAAGGACAACCTTATCGTTGATGTCAAGCTCGATGCTGAACTGCCCCAGGATAAGCTACAGCAGGCGAATATCGCCAGTATGCTCAAGCAGTATGGACTTGCCTCTGATTCCTGGATTAGAGAGAATATCCTCAACGTAGGACAGTCTAAGGATATGACGAAGGAAGTCATCGAGGAGACCTACGTAAGCCAGATGATGCAAGAACATTTTACAAACGCTATGCGGACTGAGATAACCAGAGAAGTGCAACAGCAGATGATGCAGCAAATGCAGGAACAACAGATGCAACAACAACAGCAAATGCAACAGCAGCAACAAATGCAGGAACAACAGGCAATGGCGCAACAACAACAGATGCAGCAAGGACAACAGCAGCAGATGCAGATGGAACAGCAGATGATGGCTGAGAAGTACATGCGTGACCAGCGCTTCTCTGACCAGAACAATCCAGCCAGGGGCGGTATGCCTGCTATCGTAGGGCAGGGCGCAATACCTGCTCAGAGACCGAACCAACAGCCAACTACCCCGAATCCAGAAGCAGAGATGCTACAGGAAGGTGAAGTATGATACTATCTATCGTAGATGCAGAAAGTCTATACTTGAGTGCCAAGGCGCTAACATCTGTTATGGTAAGCGAACTGGAAATGAAGTGGCATCAACCTGCGCTTGAGAAGCTGGAAAAGATGATGGCGCTTGCAATGCAGGAACAGCTGAGCGCTCAACCGCAAGAGCAGTTAGACATGGAGGAAAACTATGGCGTCAATTATCAGCAATAACTATTACAAGCCAACGCAGAACAACGCCTATACTGATACTGGTGGTGCTTACTATAAGCCTAAGCCAATTCCTGAACCTCCCTCCAGATATCGCAAACCACCTGTATCAATCAAGACGACTAGTCCAGGCTCTGGAAAGCCAAATGTTCTTATGGCTGACAGTGGTGGACAGGGTGCCTGGTGGAACGCGCCTAATGAAGCGCCAACAGAATCCCCGTTTGCTGGCTTTAATAACTGGGTAGCTGGTATAGGTAATGGCAGTCCGGTTTATACTCCTTACGTAAATAGCCGCGGTATCGTGGTCAATCAGGTTACTCCTGCTACTACTACTCGTGCGCCTTTCCCCCAATGGAACCCTCCCAGGTTTGGTGAATCTATTAGCACAACGATGAGAAACAATCGAGCGCCAGCGCCTATCCCACCAACATACAGCGTGCCTTACTTAGATAATGGCATTGTTCGTTATAGGGATGTCCCATCTAGTACATATGCTCAAGCGCCTACCCCTGGACGTACAGCATCTATCGCTGCCAATGCAGGCATATCATCTCCCTGGACTAGTAATATCCAGCAGACAGGTTCCATAACAACCGTACCTACAACCAATAGATATCAAGATAGCGCAAACCGTTTCAGCGCCTGGTTTAACCGAGACATTAATACCCCTCAAGAATACTTCAATCGTATGAGTTTGAATGGTATAGACTATTCTGTCCCTAATCAGATGCTGAGCTTTACAGATACGGGTGGCGTCAACGCCTGGGACACTACCACCCGCTGGTTTGAACCACCTGCTGGGTATACAGACCCTAACCATATGTGGAAAGAATCTGTCGAAGCTCCCTGGGGAAAGTCTGAAGAAATATACGACGACTCCTTTGAGCCTATCGGTGGCGGTGGCGGTGGTTGGGGCAGTGGTTGGGGTGGCGGTGGTGGCGGCGGATATGGCGCGTCATCCCCCAGATATACGGGTGGCTACACTGGACGAGGCTCTAGCTACGCTGGAGGACAATATCAAAATCAGGCAGCCTGGCGTATGCCGATGCTTGTCTGGAACATCTAATCAAAGAGAGCAACTATGGCACAATTTGACCCAACTGCAAAGGGTAAGCTGAACTACCTTCAATCTGGCATGACTGCTAGAGACTACAATGTTATGCGTTCAAGCTGGCTAAAACAACAGGCTGCTAATGAAGGGCGTGAGTATAAGCCTGGCTATGTACCAGAAGGTTATGTAAGAGTCTATTCCTCTCCACGTGCAGAGGGATTGCAAGGAAGAGCTAAACACTTCACTGAAACCTGGAACTATAGAACGCAGGACGGCAAGCCAACGACTACGCTTTACTGGAAGCCAGAGGCATATGCTAAGTATCGTGAAGATATGGCAGCCGTGCCCTGGGATATCACGAAGAAGTATCAGAACTACTGGCACAATCCTGCCAATGTTGTATCCTGGACTAATCGACTGCGCGTACAGGATGAAGGCTATCAACCTCCCGACTGGCTGGACACCGACTTCCTTGAGTCGCAGTATGATGCGCTCAAGCATTTCAATGGAGATGAGGAAGACCCGTTCTACTGGAAGCCATTACCCTTTGGCAGTGAGGAAGCTTTCCTTACGAACTATGTGCCTGACCCTAATGGCAGTATTCCTATCTATGATGCCATCCTGGAAGACCAGACGAAATATGAGAACGCCTTTGCTGGTATTCAGAAGAGCATCGCTGCTGCACAATCAATATATGATATGCAGCTGAAGCAGGAACAGCAAAAAGTTATAGACTGGCAGGCGGATGTCAATACCGATGATAGCGCAGAATCAGTATTGACTAAACTACAGCAGGGCGTAGACCTGAAGTATATAGACCAAAAAATCGCAGACGATTATAAAACCTATGCACAGGAGCAGGGGCTGATTCCTCTTGAAGATGGCTCGTTTATGTCTGCTGCCAATCTCCAGCCAGAGGGAGGGGATTATCTCAACCTCTATCCCTGGCAGAGATTCGTCCAGACTATCGGCGGACAGGTCGCAATGCAGAACCAGCCAGAATATTCAAAGACCATCGGCGCTGTCATTGGCGCAGGCATGCCTGCTCTTGGCGTCTGGGGTATGAGTAATATGCTCAGCACAGCTGCCGTCGCCACCGCAACAGCGAGTAAGCTTGTTGTAGGTAAGGCTGCTGCTACGGCGCTTGCTGCCTCTACTGCTACTGTGCTCGGGCTTCCTGTTGCAACAGCAATCGGCGTAGGCGCGGTTGTGTTGGGGGCTGGTACGCTTCTTTATCTTTTAGCGAACAAAGACAATCCGAATAATACTGTTGTACAAAAGATATTCCGCATAATGAATGTCGGTGCAGAAATCCCAGAGCGTGCAATCGGCGCTGCGACAATCGCATCTAACCTGGCAGCTGAGGGTAAAGAGGTAGACTGGAGCGCTGCTTACGACGCTGGCTATATGACCTGGGAAATGCAGCAGCCAGGCAACTTCCTCTTGAACTTTGCTTCGCTTGCTTCACAGTGGGCTGAGAATGTCGGCAGTTTCTTTGGCAGTGAAAAGGACTTGAGTTCTGGCGAGATGACTGGCGATGGCGAAGTCTGGCAGTTGAGTCAAGGTTATGCAGACCCTGTACAAGCAGAGATACCGCTTGGCACAGAAGGTCTGATGGTATCTTATG